TTCATCTGTGGTGTAATTTTCTCTGACTTGTCCAGTAAAAGTATAATCAGTTATATTAAGAGGAATACTTCCACTATCGCTAATAATAGTTGCTGCGAAACGAAACGTCTCACCTTGCCCAATATTGAATTCAGTAAGTTCTGCCATTTAGTATACCCAAAAATAAGTGTCCCACTGCCCAATTATACTTTATATAAGTATCAGACAGTGGGATACACCTTCTATTTTTAACAACTAATTAGTAGTTCAATACGCAATAATCGGGTTGAATTTCTAATTCAATTTGTACGTTATCACTTGTATCTGACCATTCGAGGTCACCAAATGTTGCACGTGTGATTTGTGCACCCTTAATAATCCATTCTTCAACCTTATCACCCACTGGTCCTAATGTTTGAAGCGTTAAATCCTTCTTATAAAATTCTGCGTACCCATCACGGCCTGTTACCGATTCGTGGTGGAGACGCACCCATTCCATTACCGCTTGTGCACCAGATGGAACCACCGGATCGTATAAAGTCATTGTGATTGGTTGCCATACAGAAACACCTTTCACATAACGTACAGTGTTAATGTGTGGAACCTTAATGGTGTCTTGACGAATTTCTGGGCGGCTCACCTTTCTAACGATATAGGCTGGAATACCTTCAATGAGCATTAGAAAGCGATTTTTAACCTTTGGTTCGAATGCCGTAAAGAAAATTTCATTTTCATTTACTATATTGTTTGCCATTTGTATCTCCTAACAGATTCTAAAATAAATAGTCTACAGTCCAAAAATATAACCGATTATGCTCCTGGGAATGTAGCGCCCGTTGGGAGAATGTTAAAATCTAACTTAATAAATTCAGCTGTTCTTGTTGGTTGTAGGAATAATTGTCCAACCAAAATATTACGGTCAATTATATCTGGTGTGTTATTTGTTTCATCCATAATGACACGGAATGCGAATAGGCCTGAACGTTCTTGAACATTTGCTAAGAATGGATTTACAATGTTAAGGAAACGACGACGGGTTGCCTCAACATTTTGTTCAAATACAAGGAATCGTGCTGAACTTGCGATAAACTTTTTCACTGTGATAAGGAGACGACGAACGTTCACACGATCAAGTGCTGATGACCGACGTTGAAGTGTCTTTTGACCCCATACACATATACCTTGTCCAGGGAATTGTGCGATGGGATTTACTTTACCTTCGTATAATTCATCACGACTTGCTTGATTTAATCTTGTTTTTACACCAACTGCTCCTGGAATTCCACCACGATTTAAACCAGCCGGTGCGAACCATTCTGCAGCTTGGTTATCGCTAAATGCGTAGACTTCTGGTAACACTGCTGACGGTGGGAGGAAAACAAATCCATTGATATCTGAGTCAAACGTTCTAATCCAAGGATAGTATGAAGCTGCATAATTACTGTCAATTAAAGCTGCTTCATTGACCGCGGCTCCGACTGTATCGCTTGCTCCTACTAGGTCCATAATAAAGAAACAATCACCACGTGTTTCACAAATACTTCGAGCATAGTCAGAAATATATGGATGTAATGAGTGAATTACACCAGGTAATACTAACAAGTTAATGTCGTATGTATCAGGATTTGATATAGAATCTAATGCTTTCTTAAATGCACGTGAACCAGCCGATCCAGCGTTTGTTAAGTTAAATCCTTGCGTGTTGTTTGCTGTGATGTTTCCATACATCTTAATTTCACGTGCTGGATTGTCACCATCAAATCCACCTTGGAATGGTACTGTAAACTTAAGGCGCGATGCAATACTTAATGCACTTTGTGATCCTGATAGGTACTCTGTTATTGTGTAGGTCTGACCATCAGTAGTAGAAACTAATTCATTTACTGCTAAGTTTTCAAGATTAAATGCCGAACCAATTACAGTAGATCCACTTGGTAAAGGCGCTAGGTAAGATGTGTTTGTACCAGGTTGAGCAGTAAATTGATAACCATAATAATCTAGTGGATTTTGATTAGATGATGAACTAAATCCACGAGCTCCACTTGATGAAATCCAAGTAGAAGTGATATAAGTTGGTGCTACGACTTGTGATGATAATGTTCCGAGTGGTGAACTTAATGCTGCGAATCCAAATGGTAATGCATCGGGTGAAAAATTTTCAAAACCCGAAGCCATTTCAATTCTAATATATTTTGAATTATTTACATAATCACCTTGAAAATAACGTTCACCAGTATTTGGGTCCGTTACTGGTTCGCTGTTACCAATTCTACGTGCGATAAAGTTTGGACTATTAGGATCTAGTGATAAATTATCAAATTGTTCACCACCTAATACAACTGGACTTGCATCTGTGTCACTAAATTTACGAACTTGGAGTGTGAATGAACCATAATCACCATACACTAATGCCTTCTTCGGTCCTAAAATAGAAATTTTTATCTCTGTGTTCGCTGCGTTTCCGTCACTTAATGTATGCACTTTAAATAAGTTTTGTTTTACTCCACCAAGTGTTTGTGATTGTATGAATGGTGTTGATGCGTGTTTATGAACTCCAAATGTACTACCACTGAAATTTATTGCATCACTGTTTACGTCCGCTGACATACTGACGGCACCAGATGCAGATACTAAAGCCTCTGGGAAAATTGAATAAATATATCCACCCTTTACACCCTTTGTATTAAATCCAAAGAAATTACCGATATATCCAGCGGCTGTTGTTGTGGTAGATAAAGTTGATCCTGTAAATGTTCCACCTGATGAGGAGATTGCAATTGCAAAACTACCTGTGTTTCCAGGTGTTGTTGCACTCGCTGCTAAAATATCACTACCCGATACTGTTGGGTGGATAATTGCATAAACGAATGCACCGCTTGAACCATTTGCTTTGATAACTACTGGTGTGTGTGCTGTATTACTATATCCATCTAAACCAAGGACACGAACAACAGTTGCTTGTCCTGATTCACGAAGATAATTTTTTACTGTAGAATTAAGAAATGATGTGCCATCTGATATGCCAAACTTCGCTTCAAAATCACTAGGACTAGTAACTACAGTTGGAATAAATGCTGGTCCTCTTTGCGTTGGACCAATAAAAGCACCAGCAATTTCACCGACGCCTTGTTCTAGAAAGCTAAGGTCACGTTCTTGTGTGAAAACGCCAGGACTAACGATGCGTTCTGCCATACGGAATCTCCAATATTACTTATTTTTCAGGGGTAAATACACCGGTTTCAACATCCAAAGAACCCATTCCATACTTTTGTAAAAGGTCATCGACTACTTGTTTTTCTTTACCAAGTAATTCTTTGTATTTTACTGACTGTTCGTTTAATCGTGTTTTGACTATGGTTAAATCTTCTTCCATTAAATCGTGTGATAATTTAAGTTGACCGACATTGGAAATTACACCAAAAATCTCTTCACGTAAACTTTTTACAGATAGCAATTCTTCATTTGTTATCTTTTTTTCTTCACTCATAAAACCTCCTCAAAGACATTTGTACTCGTATTATAAATATAGATTATTTGTGTCAAACATTACTTTTAAGCCTCATCAATCTCTGTAAAAGTAACGATTTTTTTAGCCAAAAAGCGCTGTTGGGTTGTTTGCATGGTTTTATTGTATTTATCCAACATTTTCTCGGGTAAAAGGTATGCGTTTACGTTTAGGTTAAAAGTTGTTCTTACTAGTCTATCTTGTATATTTGGTAAAACTGTATCCATATTATATTCATTAATTTTACTATAAAATTTATATTGCCCTCTTTCTCCCCAATATTCATCATCCTCAAATGATATTTGCTCAACAACTTTATTCATTTGTTCAACAAATTCAGTCCAAATCATACATTCATATTTAAGATCAAAATAATCTGGTGTAATCGTACTTACAAATTGTTTTACTGGACGAATACCATTTACAGCAGCGAATCTGTCGTAGGGATTATATCTGTTCCACCCGCGAGATTCAAAATCTTGTCCAAGATATTTGTTTACTGATGGATTAATTTTACTTTTTTTCATACTAGTTCTGCGTAACATAATTATTGGTAATTGTATTTTATTAAATTTGTCACGTAGTATACCATCTTTTTGCACACTTTTCCATCGTTCAGGATTACCATATATAATTGGTACCTTAATTGATTTACCATCTTGGGTAATAATTGGTTCTATTCTAGTGGATAAATAATTGATGAGCGTTTCATCTATAGTTAATAAAGTAACTGATATTGGTGTATCGGTTGTATCAGTTTTTGTGTCAAATCCACGATTTTGATATTCGTTCGGTTTTTGATTATCAACCCGTTGTTTTACTGGGTCTGTTGCTTTTCTGTTACTGTAATCAGCCATTAGGTATTAGCCTCCTGAATTTGAATACCACTACGACGAGTCAAGTGAGCTAGACATAATAATGATGTAGAATATTCTGGTTGTCCCGCGATTAATTGCGAATCCTGAGTCATATCAATTTCATAAAATAGGTCGTTATATTCTACAATATCACCTGGTTCTGGGTATGTTACTACTTCTTGTAGTAGTTTACGAGAAAACCTAAATTCTACATTTTGTGTTACATCAACACCAAATCCATCTTTTGTCTCTGTTTGTACTTTTGGATATTTTACTAACGCTTTTAATTCTACACCAGTATAACGTGCCTTTTCCGTAGATTCACCATAGATGTTAATGGCAGTGGTTTCTAGCGCAATTTTATACAAAATTACATCTACGTCTACCACATCAATCATTAATTCACGATTGATATGTTGGAAAAAATTAAAATCTTTTTGAGATACGAAGCGTGGCATATTATCCGATATAAATAGTATATGGAATCTTACTAAAAATTTCTTGCATCATCTTAGCATTTTCCGCTTGTTTTTTCATTTGGGCTTGTAGTCCTGTTTGCTCTAGTGTTTCTCGTAATTCTTTGATAAGAAGTTCACGTTCCTCCTTACCTTCACGACGAAGAAGGTCACCATCAAGTTTAATTATTTGATCCGGAATTGGCACATTATCATACTTACTACGAACATTACCAAGTGTTTCTTTTGCTAATGCTAATGTGTATCTAAATATCCAATTTTTACCAATAGAATTTATACTGTAGTATGGAATATCATTATAAGGTATGTTTGAGTAGTCTGATACCAATGCTGATGAAGTATTAAAAGTCTTTCCGCCACCTTGTTTGTCGTCAACCACAACATAATCAAACCATACAGTGCTTGCCTGTTTAAATATTGGACTAAATTGTATTACGTTATTTGACACTCTAAACGAGTACTGACTTTTACGAATCATATCATTAATTTCAATAGCTTGAATACGAAGCATATCTTCATAAGCTGGCATCATCACGAATGTAACTGGTGGTGAAAACCCATCAAATCCAAATTCACTCATTAAATTAGTTAAACCAAGACCTGTGGTGGCAAATGGATCGTAGTAACGAGCTACTGCTGATGGCATGTAGTGGTAAATACGGCGAATTTCTAAGGCTTTACCACTTTCACTCACATCTGCCCACAATGTTTTTACATCATATGATTGTGTAAATGCAGATGCAGAAATAAATCCTTTTTTTACTACTACATTTCCACCTGATTCTGCCTCCGTACCATACTGAGCAGATAGTCTGATTATTTGTGGTATGGACGAACCAATAATATTTTTTTGTGTTAGCGTACTACCAGTTGATAACCCTTGTAATGACAACATATGCTCCCGTGCTTGAAATTGGTTGACTTGGGAACCATATGTCATTGCTGATTCTTCAAAACACGTATAAATCATTTTATCAATTAATTCAACATCTAAAACAGGATATCCTAAACGACTAGCCACATATTCTGCTACTTTTGGAGCGTCAGTTTGAAATGCTTCCTCTGAGTCGAATATACCAAATGGTGTAATACCACTTGGATTTACAGGACTTCCATCATATACAATTGGGTCATCGCTCAGTATCGGCATAATAATCTCATAAATGGAAAAACTCTTAGTATAAATAGTAGTTTAGTTTATATAAAAAGAAAAAGGGGTGACCTTTCGGCCACCCCAATTTCTATTGTTTTACCCTTCTATATCAACAAATTAGATAGTTGCTAATCCGTCGATGAAGATCTTACCGAAGAATTCTGGACGTACGATCTTCTTCGCGTAGCGGGTCATTACGCCTCTACGTGGTGTGAAGTTGTTTGGATCGTATACCAATGGAGTCATGATAAGTGGGATATATGGTGCGTATACTGCGCCGGTTTCTAGGAAGTTACTTCCACGGAAACCTAACAACATTACGTTTTCAGTCATATATGGGTTCTTGTAGATTGTGTAACGGTTTTGGAATGAACCAACCTTTGTTACGCCACCTGCAAATTCCATCTTATCACCATCTGTTCCTGCCAAGAATCCTGGGATTGTTTCCAAGATTGTTGCTACAGTTGGTGAACATACTGCGAAGTTTGCACCACCACGCATTGTAAGTTGGTGAATCTTGTTTGATACCTTTTGCATCTTTTGACCAAGTGTTTGGAACCAAGTCATTGATGTCCAAGCTTGAGCGTTTAATGCAGAACTTAGTACGAATGCGTTTGTACCGTTGTATACCTTTGCAATTTCTGCTGACCAGTATTCTGTGGTTGTTGCGTTTGCAATTAACATATCAAGGATTTCAAGGTCGATTTCGGTTGAAATGTAATCACTTAACATTGCTGTTAATTCTGCTTCTGCATCAACACTGTGGTATGCATTCAAGTCTTGTGCAAGTTCTGGTGACCAGACTGCCTTCAACTTACGAGTCTTTGCTACGATTGTTTCTGAGCGTAATTCCAAATCAATTTGTGGAATGTTCAAGTTTGTTGTTGAATTGTCACGATCTTCAAAGTCACCACGTGTGGTGTCTGTTGGTTGCTTACTAAATTCAACTGCTGAGCAAGATACCATTGAACCAAGAGCTGATGTTCCACTTACGAAGAATGTAACGTTTGTTCCGTCACGCTTAGTGAATTCTGGAAGAAGTGCACTGTTTGCTACGTTTGTTGTTATACGGAATGAACGGACTGCGTTGAAATCTGCGTTTGAGAAACTTACTTCTGGAACAACGAACTTAAAGAATGATGCGAATGATCCTGAAACTGAATCATTATAGTTTACATCACTATATGTTACTGCTGAACCTGAACCAATTGCTGGTGAAAGTGTTAATGTTGCATCATTTACTGAGTATGCGTATTCACCAGCACCGTAGAAACCACCACGTGGAAGTGTGCCTGAACCAGAGGTTGTTCCATAGAGTGAACCACCTGCGGTCTTACCGTTTACTGTGTTTGCATACTTGAAATCCATGAAGAATACCAAACCTGCTGGTAAGTTCATTGGTTGTACTGATACGAAGTTCTTTGATGCAATTGAACCAAAGACCTTACGTACTAATGGAAGTGCGACACCTGCCCAGTTTTCACCAGCTGTGCCTGAACCACCTGGATTGGTGGTTGTTGCTTCTGAAAGAAGTTGTGTTGCTTGGTTTTCAAGCATTACTGCCATACCTTGCTTTTCGTGGCCAGTTAAGCCTTCAAGAAGGCCTGACTTTTCCCACTTACCTGCCAATTGGCGGGTTTGTTCAACTACTGCACGGTGTGCTGAACCGGCTTCGCTGATAAATTCTTGTACACCTGACATATTTGTTATCTCCTAAAAGTTATAGAATGCCTGCGAGTTGTTGTAGACGCTTTGCGACTGTATTTTCTTCTAAAATTTCCTTCTTTGGTGCTGTGCTTGGGGTTGGCTTTGATGCCAAACCTTCTGTTACAACCTTACTTGATGCGGTGCGGCCTTTTGAACTCTTAGCAGCTACAGTCATTGTTTCTGCTAATGTTGCGTATACCATCTTAACTTCACGAACATTGATAGCTCTGTCGAATGATTCTAGGATACTGACCTTTTGTTCGTTGGTTAGACCTTCCTTACGGAAGATTTTGTTGGTATAAAGGAGTTTTGCGTTTAGAAGATTTACTTCGTTAAGCTTGCCTCGTAGGACTTCTACTACCTTACGATATTCTGCAAGTTCTTTTTGAAGCGATTCCATCTTAGATGCCATGTGATGCTTTTCTTTCTTGTCCTTCTCATCTTGGGCTTCTAATTCACGAAGGATTGCTTCGAGATCGAGTTCTTCTTCATCATCGTCTCCATAACCCATTTCCATCTTTGGTTCTGATGGGGTCATTGCACGCTTATGTGGGTCTGATGCGTCTGTTGCTGCCATTTCCATCTTACCCATTGGGTTTACTGCTGGAGCAGATGGCTTATCATCACCCTTCTTTTGCATATCATCTGAATGCTTCTTGGCTCCTTCTGGTGAAGAGTGAGCATCTTTGGTTGCATCTACAACCTTAGCTGCTTCATCTGCTTTCTTTTCATCGTGCTCTTCTTCTTCGTCGTCACCTTCATACATACCTTCTTTCATTTCTTTTTTATCTTCATCATCTTCATGCTTTTCTTCATGCATTTTCTTTTCTTCATCATCTTCTTCTTCAGCTTCTGAAAGTGCTTTAACATCTTCTTCTAATTCCTTAATTACTTCATCAAGGTCAAAATCTGATTCCGACCAATCATCATACCAATCAGTTGATGAATCTGTTTCAGCTTCACCACCTTGGTCAATGTCAGATGAATAATTTGCTGCATCTGATGGTTCCTTATTATCACCTGTTCCGATACCTGATGTATCCGCTGGTGAGTCACCACCAACAGGTGTAGCATCATGTGCTGGTAATTCTTTTGCCTTTTCTTCACCTTCATTTGCTTCCATTGCTTCAGCGCGTAAACGCTTTGCTAACATGGACTTGATTTGGGGTGTAAATGTTTCCTCTAATGCAATCTTTGCGTTTGCAATTGCTGTTTGACGGACAGCTTCTGCGTCTGCAATAGCCTGCTTTAGAAGTTCGTTCGTAATTTCTGCCATATCGTGCCTCTCGTTTAATTTCAATAGTTATTCAAACTATTATATGGTTATAAATACAAAAGCATAGACACCCCAAGAGAGGTGTAATCTATATAATATATATAAGTTGTTTTACAAAAAACACTATTTTTTACCACTCCGAATTTTTTTTCTTTTCAACCTTCTTTTCTTCTCTGATTCTACGGCGAAGTGCTTCTTGTTGTTTTAGTATCCTTTTTTTTGACCTTTTAATGTAAAACTCACGGCGTTTTACTTCATTTACTATTTCTGCCTTCTTAACCATTTTAGAGAACTGACGGAGTGCTCTATCTAAATCACCCATACTGTCCCCACGTACTTCAACGTACATACAACCTCCTTATTTTACATTTTTTGAGATATAGTTCATCGCTGCTCTTCGTACTGGAGATTCTTTACTGTATCCTAATGCACTCTTAACAAGAATCTCTCGACCCGTTTGTGGGTTCTTAATCTTATGTGTTAATAAATCTTTTAGTCTAGTTTGTTTTGTTGGTGTTGCACCAGTCTTTGGTGTATCTTTTTCTTTGACTTGTTGTACCACCAACTTTGCTTGTGGATATTTGTCTATAAGTGTTTTGACCGCTTCAACATTTTTAGGTGCATCATCTACGAATGCGACACGAGTATATCCATCTTTGATATGTTTTTCTATATATCGTGCTTTTTCCATCGGGTCACTATCACCCAATGCTGCGATGGTGACTCCAGATGTGATATCTTGTGATTGTAAAAACTTTGCGATAGGTTTCGTATGACCACGTGCGGTTAATACCACAACCTTATCTGCTTTCTTTTGGTCAATCACTTTCTTTAATAAATCCACATATTTTTTAATAGGACGGGGATTTTTTAATTGCTCAAACCCTGAGTAATCGAACGTATCACCAGGCTGTTTTTCATATGCCGCGTATTCAGCAGGGCTAATTTCTCTACGCTTACCATCTTTATCAATAACAACAACCCTTGCGTCTGTATGCACAAGGGTGTCGTCAAAGTCGGTAATGTAGGCTGTTTTAGCCATTAACCACCAAGGGTGTTAGATAATGATGAACCATCTTCTTCGTCCATCTTTTGTACTAACATCTTATCCTTATCGGTATCTGAGAACCAGTAATCAATAATTTTACCGTATGAGCCAATGAAGGCACCAAGCATAAGAAGGAGAAGTTCTTTCCATTCTCCATCAATCGCTGTTTGATTGTATACTGCCATTGTTATACCCGCTACGATTAACATAAAAGTAAATAGTACAATTGCGGTGATGTTCCAACGGCGTGCCATAGTTTTGTATAATAATTCTTGAAATCTACTACCTTCTTCTGGTTTAATTTCCTCTGCCATTATTCTCTCCTAAATAAAAATAGCGGATAGGCATATGACAATCCGCTATAAGTCTAATTAACGAGTAACTAATTTATATGCCGTTGCCACCATCTTTTCCATAGGTAAGGCTAGCATTTTCTTTCTATTATCTGTTGATAGTTTTACAAGAACTTTTCCTAATAAAGCGGCGGTGTATACATCAACCATCGTACCATCTATTTCAGCAGGTTTTTTGTCTTTTATAATACTCAATATTTGACTTTGCTTAGGACTATAATCCTCATCCGTTGTAACTAAATGTGGGTCATTTGATACTTTTGGTGTCATATCTTCGGCTGAGACTGGGATGTCCGATACCGAAACTACTCCTGCTACTTCATCTTTTTTACTTGGTAAGTCTTTTAATGGGGTTGATGCATATTTTTTTACACTTTTCTTAGCCATAATTTTCGCTAATTTTCTCGCAGCTGGACTAAAATCGCTAGCTTTTGCTTTTCCAGTTTGAATTGCTCTAACAATACCAAATAATTTTTGTTGTGCTTTACTAACTGAGGGCATCTTATCTCTCCACGTACATTTCTGGTCTTACATAACGAAACTTACGCATTAATTCTCCTGCTTTTGCGTTAGCTTCATTTTCAACATTTGAACCATCACGACCATCGGGTTCTTTGCCATCTTCACGTTGTTTATGATGAACTAACTCGTGTGCCAAGGTGCGTAATACATCAGCGATATGCCTATTACCTTTCACGATAACAATTTCATCAGTAATTGGTTGATAGGTTCCAAAGGTCAAATGTTCTTTAGAATAATCACTATTTACAAATTTTATACTCGCAGGTAGTGATTTCATTTGTAATTCTTTTGCGACAAACTTTACAAACTCATTTGTTATATTTTCATTTAGTAAAGCTTTAAGTTGCATAGAAAATTACTTAGTCTTTTTCTTTGCTGTTATCTTCTTTGCCTTCTTTACAACTTTCTTACCAGTTGTTTCGACCGCTTTCACCGCTGCAACTGCATCAGCTAAATCAACCTTACCATCACCGTTCACATCAAGTGTCTTAGCAACTACTTCTTCGACTTTCTTAGTGGTCTTTAACAATGGTGCTGGAGCTGCCATCATCTTACGATTGATAAGATATATTGCAACTGCTAATACTAATACTAATACTAAAAACGTTGTCATAAAAACTCCTTACTTTAGTTCACCTAAAAAGTCGTAAATTAACGTATCAATACGACTATAGGGAGTGATAACTTGACCACCCTTGTTTTCGTTAATAAATGCCCCGTGAGTACTTGGATTACTGACAATATCAAAACAAATAAGTGCAAAGTCGTCACCGACTTCTACAGTATTTTCACCGATAGATTTGACTGAACCCATACCACGGGATGAAACACCCAATCGGATATTGTTTTTGATAAGTTCACGTACAATATTTCCAGATGGGGTAGATAAAATTTCAATATTTCCGCGTACATCATCACCTTCAAACCAGAGTTCGGTGACGTTACAACATACATTCTTTAAGTTCACCACAGGACTTTCTGGATGATCAAGTTCACCTAATGCACGGCGTTGTGATACGAAGTTGTTCTTGTAAACCATTGCTTCACGTGCCAAGATTTCCTTTGGATATACACGACCGTTTTGGTTCTTCATTTCTGCACGTTGCAGTAATACGTCTTTTAACGTCAATGGTTTACTAACGTCTGCGGCTTCTTTTAATAAGTTAGTGTCATACGAAATGACATTATATTCTACGAGTAATGTTTGCATATTATTGCCCACGAATTTCACGGATACGAGTTGCGATGCCAAGAAGTTTGGATTCCAACTTTAACAAACCTTGTTGTGTACGCTTCCATAGTTGTTCACTCGCGATACCTGATTCTGTCTTTAAACGACTATTCATTCTAATCACACGTTCAACTTCTTGTAAATTCTTATTTAGTTGAGAAATAGCTTCCGCAATCTTTCTGTGTGGTGATTTTGTAGTATCATTCTTATATTCGTAATATTTGTTTTCGTGTAATTCTTTTTTTACGATTTCCATTTTGTCTGCTGGGCGATTTGCTTCTTCTTCACCCTTGGGGGTCAGCTTAAATCCTGTTGTTGCTGTAGCGATACTTTTTGAACGTGCCTTAATTTTTGGGTTGTTTCCACGAAATGCATATGGAGTTAAATATCCAGGAACACCTGCTGTTGTGCTCATTTCGTCAAGCTTTTTCTTAATAATTTGTCTAATACGTTCACGAAGTTTTTGATGCTTATCCATAGTTAACTCTTCATAGTGTCTAATGTCTTGGTAATTTCCAAGGCAATTAATAATGCGGTCATATGATTTTCCTTAATAACCTGCACGGTTTTAATCTTTTCTAGTTGTGAAACAACTTCCGCTAATTTAATCTTGGTAATTTTATTATCTAACTTACTAATCTTTGTCTTAATTTCAGAGATTAAATCTTTTGCCATATCAACTGCATATGTACGGAGCACCGCTGAATTTGAGACGTTATAGATATATTCACGAAGTAAATTCTTTTGTTTATCATTTAAGTCAACATATTTTTGATTAAACTTTTCCATCAAAATCTTATAGGTTAGTAAACGTAAATCTTCTTCTTGACCCTTTACCGCTTCATAAAGTGCGGTATCGTTCTTAATTTCTTTACTAATAGTCTTACCACTTAAATGTTCCACAATAGTAAACTTAGCTTCTACCATTCCTTCAATTTCATTAAAATCTTTGATTTCGTTTACTACACTATCGAACACTTTATATACAGAAGCATAAACTTTATAGGACGGAATACGGGCATCTAAAAATTCCTTTAAATCGTAGTTGTTTTTAATTTCACGAATTAACTTATATTTTTGTGTGTTTAATTCCACTTCATTTAACTTTTTACGTTGTGATACGAGTAAATTAATAAGTTCAAATGCTTTAGTTTCACTAAGTTGTTGTGCATTGAAGAACGAACGATATAGTATCAATTCCTTACCGAGTTCGGTTTTGGAATTGAAATATTCCTTCATTAGTTTCACCGCAGTATCATTACTACGATTATCCAATGCGTCTGACGTTATTTTACGGACTAATAGTTCAAATAATATGCCCGTATTCCGTATTTTGTTATGCTTAACATTTGCTTTCATAAACATCCCATTTTGGTGACAATATACCGTCATATATTAAATATAACGAATATTAATAAGACTTTAGTTTTCTAGGTCTAGAATATTACTTTCGTCTAACAAAGAACCAGTTACTTTTTGGTTTTCCATCAAAACTTTTTTAATTGGTTTATTCAAACTTGCCATCAACGCTTGGACTTCTTTCGTAAGTGCAAGTGGTGACTTTCTCTTATCATTTCGTTGTTTTCCTACAGTTAGTGAACCCATATTTTCCTTATGTCCAAATGGGTCACGACCTCGTGGATGACTGTCTTGACCATACTTTTGACCAACCTTTGGACGACCCATTTTACCTTCTTCTAATTCTTCATCTGGTAATGGTTCACCTTCAAGTTCACTTTCCTCACTACCACTATCGTCTAATGAAGCTAAAATACTATCAATATCGTCTATCTGTTGCTCTTCTTCTTCACTTGGTGCTGTATCATCCGTTGGTTCATCAATCGGAGCTTCACCTTCGGGTGGAGCCTCACCAGTTGGTGCTCCAGGAACGCCTGGCTGTTGTTGTTGTGCTAGTTGTTCAAGCTTTGCCATGCGTTTTACGTTTTCTTCAATACGTGTGCGTTCTTCTTCAATTTCGTCATTAGATAATTCAAGAATGTTGTGATATATCCATTCTTGTGATAACATCTTACTGTTCATAATAGATTCTGCAACACCAATCTTTTCCTTCCACAAGTTTAACTTTTCTTGTTCATAAACAATTGATGGATTAGTAAGTGAGAGTTCAAAATCAATTAAATCTTCGTCAGTAAATCCTTGTACGTATAGATGTACAATTGCAATCTTAGTGAGTTCTGACACCATAATACGTTGAATACGTTCGATAGTGCGTGCAAAACGGACATCTTGTGCTGCTAATGTTGCTTTACCACTTAAATCTTCTTCATATCCTAAGAACGCTTTTGGTACTTTAAATGCTGCCATTAACTTATTACGAAGGTATTCAATATCTTCAATAGCATTGAATTGGAGGCCTGGAAGGTTTACAATATCCGTACCCGAGTCCTTACCACGTACAGGAAGATAAAAATCTTCTGTGATATTTTGCATATTATAACGAAGATTATAATCACCCGTCGCTGGGTCAACAATCGGTGTTTTCTTCATACGGTCGATGATACGTTGCATGAATGTATCAATTTCAGCCGGTGGAATATTTCCAATATCAACTAATATTTTACGCTTATCCGCCGCACGCATTATACGATGAATTAACATCGCATCTTCCATCAATGAAAGCTGTTTCCAAATACGACGACCACCTTCAATCATTGCCTTACCATATGGAAGGAAGTTAGTGTCTGAGAGAAGTCGGAAGTGAGCGACTTCATAGTTATCTAAATCTGTTTTACCTAAAGATAAGAAGTCATTTTCAATTTTAAACTTTACTGAGAACGGATTTTCAGGATCTTGTCCCTCTATACGGATGGTTTCGTAAACGGATAATGGAAGAACGTTAACGATACCATATTCTGGGTCAATATCTAGATATAAGAAAAAGTCTCCATATTTGACCATATTACGAATCCACGGCCAAAGATTAAATTCAACATTTAAGATATCGTAAAATAAGTTGTGAAGAATTTCTTGTATTTGTGTATTCTTAGAATTGATGGTTAAGATATTACCAAACTCATCTTTTGTAGTAGATTCATCGGAATAAATGTCCATTACAGATGAGATAATTGGGTCATTATCCATCATATCGTAATCACGGAACAATTGCAGACGGGAACCTTGAAATGCTGCCGCTGCTTCATATCGTCCATGCGCAGAACCATATCCACCTGTCAAAGACGAATAGACGCGATGGTATCTATCAATACCGCGTCTATTGATAAATGATTGAATGTTGTCTGTGTCGGCTACCTTTAGTCTTTTTCCACCAACATTACGAACTACAGTGTTAGTTGAAAAAAGCTTCTTTAACCTTCCAAATATGCTGTTATCAGCCATAACCCCTCAACTTGTTAGTAGATATACAATTCGTCTATTGACTTGACAACCATTTCAACAATGTGTGTATCTAAATCCTTAGTTGGCTTTTTTAATAGACTAGTTAATGCTTCACGTAAATCACGAGCTGGCATTGTTACGCTCGCTAATTCCGTCATATGCCATGCTGACATCGTATTATAATTGTATGGCATTTCATTGACCTTCGTGATACCTTCCAATAATTCCGCAGTTAACTTTGCCAACTTTTCTTCTTGTGCTGCTTTAAGAGTTGGTGCTAACTTTTCAAGTAATGCGACCAAACGCATTGAATTAATGCGGTTTTCCTTACCTGCTTCGGTGATTAAATCTGTAAGTCTAATCATTCTGTTTCTCCCTATATTATTTTTACCAGGTACGACATGCCCAGTAACGAGCTTTTGTTCTTGGACCTGGGTTGTCGCAATTATGTCTTGCACGGAACGATTTACGACGAGCTGGGTTTGACTTTTTAATCTTCATTGTCTTTTCACCACGGCGTTTTGCTGACGTTCCACCGTGACCGAAATTGACCTTCTTGATATTTCCACTCTTTGGGTCTTTGACGAATACCTTAAACTTTTTGGTATCACCTCTCATAATCTTACCGAGGGGAACCTTACGACCACGATACTCTGCTTCACCGAGTTGATTTTCGTGTAATCCTTCAAGGACTTCGATGAGGCATTCATTACAAAATTCACCTTCGTTTATTTCATCATCAGAGGTTACATCACTTTCTGGACGATGATAGAGTTCTTCTACTGGAACGCAGTTGGGAACCATCTTACCATTTAATTCTTTCATACCAACTTGCTTGTATCCGTCCCAACATGCTTCGCATAGAATATCAGTTAATCTAATCATTGTTACTCTCAAAGTCAAGCGTTTTTCTTTTTC